AAAATTAATAAACTATCGTTATTAAAATCTCCGGAAAATTTGTTGGCGTGTTCTGCTTTAATATAATAAACCGACTCAAAAGGTTCTAACAATTCTGGACCAAGCGCCGCCTCGTATTTATCGGCATCATTGCTCCTAGAAACATCTTCAATTATAAGCATTCCACCAGGCTTTAGAAACTTAGTTAAAGTTCGCACAATTTTAATATGACTTTCAAATTCATGATCCGAATCGTCCAAAATTATATCAAACTGAAAATTTATTTCGCGGAAACGAGATTCCATAGCCTCTTCATTTGTAACATCTATTTTAAGAGGAAATACATTTTGTAAATTTCTATTTTTAACATCATTTAAGAAATCAACACTATTATCCATCGCAACAATTATACTCTCAATATTAAAATAACGTCTCCACATTTCAACCGAATATCCACCAGCAACTCCAATTTCGCAAAAAAGAATTGAACGATTCCTGTAAGGGCCTAACAGTAGTGAATAAACGGGTGTATATGGATGTTTATGGAAATGTGAAATCTTATTATGAGGAGACTTATCTGTACTATGTCCAAATTCACATAGTTGGGTTTTAGAAACTTCAGAATCTATTGTGAAGGTCTGTATCTTCCCCATATAATTTGAAAATCAATATATGTTTAGACTGGCTAAAACGAAGGGTCTAAAAACCTGACAAGATATTCAACAAATAATGTCTATGTTTAATCATATAAACAAAGACGACAGCCCAATAAAAAAATCTACAAAGAAGAATCATTTAGAAGAGAAGACTACACTTGATTTATATCATAAACACTTGTTCGAAAATATTAAAACACGTGTATTAACGAAGGATGAACTGCTAGAAGAAGCAGAAGGTCTTAAACATCTTATTCAGGGGATGAATAATAATGAAATATTACTGAACCAATATGAGAATCGCCTTACACAAGTTGAGAAGGAAATGTCTGAATTGGAAGATAATCAACCAATTTATGATTATTTTCTAAAAACAGGAGATATACTTTTTAATTATTATGATATTCAGGAACGAATTTCGTCTGGAGAATCTATTGAAAAATATAATATGTCTCGCGCTCGTCCAGGAAATGTACTATCTGCTTTTACAGAGGCCGCTATTAAAGATGGAACTATTGAAAAAACAACTGAAGTACATAATAGTTCTTCTCTACCAGTTCAGGGTCGCGAAAAACTTTTAGAGAAATATTTGGAAATTGTGGATCCAAATTATACCAAGAAAGCAATTTCCGAGATTGAGGAGAAAACTGGAGAATGTAGTTTATGTGGAGACGAAATGATTTTCTCTTCCAATGAAGCAATTTTTAACTGTCCTTCTTGTGGAAATCAAGAATTTATTCTTATGGACAGTGATAGACCATCCTATAAGGACCCTCCGCGTGAAACTAGTTATTACGCTTACAAGCGTATTAACCACTTTAATGAATTATTGGCACAATTCCAGGCCAAAGAGAGCACAGATATCCCTACAGATGTATTTGATAATATCTTACTGGAATTGAAGAAGGAGCGAATTACAGATATGAGTAATTTGAAGATCACTAAACTTCGTGAAATTCTTCGGAAACTGAAATGTACAAAATATTATGAACATATTCCAACAATTATTTATCGCTTGAACGGTAAATCAGCACAAATTATGAGTCGTGAAGTTGAGGAGAAGTTGCGTCATATGTTCAAGGAGATTCAGCCATCTTTCCAGAAACATTGTCCTAAGAATCGGCGTAATTTCCTTTCGTATCATTATGTACTTTATAAATTCTGTGAATTGTTGGAAATGGATGAGTTTTTGCACTGTTTTCCTTTATTAAAAAATCGTGATAAACTTTATCAACAGGATAAGATCTGGCAACTGATTTGTAGAGAAATGGGATGGGAATTTCTGCGTTCGATTTGATTTTAGAGAGCCCTAAATTATAATACTATTTTAAACCACTGAGATTGTAAAATTGAATCACCTGTAAAAAAAATCTCTTCGGCATTAATATAAAATGAGCCTCGAAGATAAGTTTGAAAATAGTGTAATTTATATGATTCAATGTACTGATAATTACTATTACATTGGATCAACACGAATTAATATTAATAAACGTCTTCAATACCATAAGAGATCTGCTAAAGATTTTCCAGAAAGAAGATTATACAAACATATTAATAATATTGGTTGGGATAATGTTAAAATAGAAGTATTAGAAAAGTTTCCTTGTAAAAGTAAACAAGAATTAAATATTCGCGAAGACTATTATATTGAGATCGCAAAATATGCTGATGATAAATTTTGCTTGAATTTCAATAGAGCATTCATAACAGAAGACGAATTGAAAGAAAAACACAAAAAATATCGTGAAGAAAATCAAGATAAAATTAAGGAATATCGCGATATATATAATAAAGTATTTTCACAAAAGCGTTGTGAATATCAAAAAAAGTATGTTGAAGAAAATAGAGAGAAAGTATTAGAAGGAAAACACGCATACTATGAGGAAAATAAAGCAGTAATCGCTGAAAAATCCAAAAAATATAATGAAACTCATAAAGAAAGTATTGCTACAATGAAGAAAAAGTGGGCAGAGGAAAATAAGGAAAAACTCACTCTACAAAATAAAGAATATAGGGAAAATAATAAGGAAACTATTAAATTAAAAGGGAAAGAATATTACGAAAAAAATAAAGAAACTATTAAAGTTGCCCTGAAAGAGTATAATGAGAAGAATAAAGACAAAATCAAGGAAGCAAGACGCGCATATGTTTTAGAACATAGTGAAACAATAGAATGTCCTTGTGGGGGATCTTATAAAACATTAAACAAAGGAAAACATTTTCGAAGCAAAAGACACGAAAAATTTAGTGCCGCCGCCGTGTCTTCCGTGACTTCTTCGCCTGCGGCCGTGTCTTCCGTGTCTTCTTCGCCTTCCTCCGAGACTTCTTCCCCTTCCGTCTAGAACCACCCGCTAAGTTATATTCAACTAAATCTTCCGCTATACGTTCTTGTACATGTTTCATATATGACGGATCTAATTTCTTAGAATCTTCTAATCTACTAGAATTTCCTAAAGGGATTAGAGGTTTTAAACGAGCAGCAATATCACATTTTGCTGTATAATCTCTATGTACTCCATCCCACTGATTAACATAAGGTCCTGATTTAACAGTTTTTATTTGGTCAATACTTCTCTTCAATTTACTTGGCGACATTTGCATACAAGAGCCTCTCACGTTTTCTATTACTGAACGCGCGTTGTTCATTATTCTATTTTATCCATAGACAATAATTCCTTTCTCAGTCTGAATACAGCCCGTTAACCATCCGAAGCGGTCACGTTCTCCAGCAAATACTGGAAATCCATTTTGATTTAAAACATTGTGAGAATCCCATAGACATTCACCATTAAACCCTATAAGGGTACTGCAAGCGAGAGTTTCAATTTCATCATTTTTTATATATTCATCATAATTGTCAGGTAAATCTGACGCATTCAAATTCTTTAGTAATTCTATAAGTTTCTCCAATCTCTTAGGCCGTTCCTGCGCATCAATTTCACGAATCTTTTTAAATAAAGAGTCCTGAATTTTATAGATTTTCGAGCAAACACTTTTCAAAGTTTCATATTGTTCAGAATTTGTAGGATTAGTATTCATATCAGAGTATAATTTGCGTAAAACATCGTCTAAAATATAAATTTGCGCATTAATTTCGTCCATTTCCCTTACAGGTTATTAATTAATAAACCGTAATCAATTTTTATATACTGTTGAGTATACAAAAATGGATATAAAATTATAAGGTATTAATTAAAAACTAATCTAACCGCGCATAGGGAAGCCTACCAGGTTCGCGCCGAGACCGAATCCAGCACCCTGGCGAGCCGTAACACCTACCGAGGGGGCGAAGACATCGAGAATGGCAAACACCGCCGCCGCGAGAAGCGCGAGGGAGGCGACCTCATCCAGAGGGAGGGCCTTGCGAGGGATGAAGACAGCCGCCGCCGCAATGGCGAGGCCCTCAATTAAATACTTAATAGCACGAGTGACAATCTCACCGAAATAGCCGTCCATTTGCTTATATATTAGTTCATAAGAAAAAACTTTCGCTGGTTGTTAAAATTTGCGTAGTGTGAAAGGGTGTAAAGACTTGATTAAAATAATACAGTATTAAGGATAATATGAGCAAAGCCCAAACAAAAGAAGAAGTCGTGGATTATTTAGAAGAGGATGACGAAATCCGCGGTCAGCAGTATGTTCTTCTCTCGTTCCTTTCTCCTGAAAAGGTTCTTCAGGACAAGTCTCGCGCATTTTTCACAGAATTTCTGAAGGATTATGAGGTGACCTGGAAGACAAAGAATCTGGAGAAGTATCTTGCC